GGGAAGAACTGTGAAACAGGTAAAGCATTTTCCTATGCACACCCTAAGACCAGAGAAGTGCGACGAATACGGAAACATTAACGCGTACTTTTACCACAGTAACTGGGCAGAATATAAGCAGAGCGACAATCTTAAAAGAATCCCTGTATTTGGAACTTCAAAAGAAGCTATCGAATTATATGTATTCAGGCCTTACGTGTCAGGATATAAATATTTTTCACCCGTTGACTATAGCGGAGCTATCGGTTACGCAATACTAGAGAAAGAGATTAGCGATTATCACTTGAATGACATTCAACACGGATTCTCTGGAGGTAAAGTAATAAACTTTAACAACGGAACGCCCTCAAAAGAACAGAGAGACCTAATCACTAGAGATGTTAAGGCAAAGTTAACAGGAGCTCGAGGAGAAAGAGTTATAGTTGCTTTTAATGAGAGTAAGGAGAATATGACTGAGGTTATTGACTTACCTCTTAATGATGCTCCTGCTCACTACGAATACTTAGCAAAAGAAGCTAGTGGAAAAATCCTAACAGGACACAGAGTGACCAGTCCTATGCTATTGGGTATTAAGGACAACGTAGGTTTAGGAAATAACGCGGATGAAATTATGACAGCTTCACAGCTATTCAACTCTACAGTTATTAAGCCATTCCAAGACGAAATCTGTAAAGGTCTTAAAATGATATTAAAGGCGGCTAACATAGAAGA